CAAGGCCATAGAGTCTCGCCGCCATGTATACCATAAAATTCGTTTCAAATGAATTGCTCAGACTAGTGTCTAAAGCACCTGAAAGTTGGGTCCAAAGTGTGAAATACAAGATTCCCCACTTAGTCCATCCCTTCAGGTTCACCTGTCTATCCATAAGGCGGGATAATTCTTCATGGTGTTCAGGCCTAAACAACTTCATAAGAAGTATAGTAAAGACCAGTCGTCCCACGTTGGATTTTCGACCGTCCATTCTGGAGAAGTCCGTAATAGACACAAAATCGGATTGCGAACAGAGTCTAGCTACGTCAGTGGCTATCTCCAAAGGAGATAAGCCAAAGGCATACCAATTGAACCTGTTCCCAGCCTGTTTCATCCACTCGGATACAGCGTAAATAAAACGCGAGTAAGCGAGCTTATCATTAGGGGGAACCGTAGAGATATTTCTAGGATCAGTCACCTTACCGTACGCTTCCTTCTTCATGAAGGAGGATATAGTAGGCTGGCGATCGCTCAGAATCCCTTGGTCCGCAGTCTCTAATATGTGTCTCTGTGTTGGACGTGATTGCTTGTCGTAAACTAAATAAGCGTCAATAGGAGTAAGATTTGCTCCTTTAGTGCACTCATCCGTGTATTCAGTGATGCATCTGGCCATAAACTTCGTGACTTTCAGCGGTTTCTTGTGCTGGACCTTATTGATCCTGCCTTCAACACACTGGCGGTCATTGTTAATGGTGTCAGACGGACTGGGAGAGTCACCTAACATTGGCTGCATAAAAGCTACCATCACCGGAATCGCAGTTTCGTCGAATGTACGCTTATCAGCGTATTGATACGACGCCACTCCGTAACGGTTAATGGCAGAGACCGATGGATGCACCGGTTCCGATGTCAGGGACTTCAAATAGTCCGTGAGAATTGCGCTGTCAAGTCTGCTGTCCGTATCGGTCAGATATGAGTCAACTGTGTGTCTAGTCAAGTGTTTTCCACTAAAACTAATGACACTGAGTAACCCATGAAATGTCTCGATAGGAACCAGAACTGATGCTGCGGATCCATTTCTAGAAATGGATATCTCCGTTTTGTCACCTTTGACAACCGTTAGAAGATTGAAGTGTCCGTGTGTCACTTTCAACCTTACCATAGGGTTGCTGTTTAGCTGGCTAGCGAAGATTGCTCCACAGCAAGTGGTCGTAGAGGCCTCCTGGAGTAATACCAAGGACCTGGAAGGACCAATTGCCCGCTTCTCAACTTTGAACATACGATGTACGTAAGTCATGCCACGCCACCCATACACACTGATTGTATCAGCTGAGTAATCCCATAGCTCATGAGAATACTTGGCTCCACCAGAGACGACTTCGTGGAAAACGTTATCTTTAAAGTACTGATAACCATTTTCGTTGAGGCCTCCCGTAGTCTCTGGGGTCACTGTATACAGCAGAAAAGAATTTCTGGTATCCAGTAAGATCTGGGGCATGTCAACATAATAGTCAACGTCCACCATACAAATCAAGTGGTTGGGTTTGATTTTGTCATTCCTGTAGTCCATTGCCAAATCTTTTGCATCATAGTACAATCGATTACCGGCCCGGCC